GAGATCACGATATACTGTTCTTAACCTTCTGTCAGCAGCAGATTCATCATACTCATAAACACCCGAGGAATTATCTATTCCTAATAAAGTATTTCCCGCAACACCCGTGTCTGATATAAATTTATCATTATCTTCATTATCTTGATAAATCAAACCGCTAGCGAAAACCCAACCTGTAAATCCAGTGTTAAAATAAAGTGTATTATCCCCAGTTCCTGTGTAACAGGCGTATTCTTCAAATAAATCAATCTGAACACGATCATCATCCTCACCCCTCTCGTACTCGTTAATTTTCTCCACGCTATAACCATCCTTATAGCCAGAAAACGAATAATCTCCGGTGAACATGTTAAAATCTGGATCAGCGGAACCTGTGATAGAAAAAGATTCATACCTGTGTCTCTTTTTAGTGGCTAAATTATTTAAACCAGAAATGCTTTCTTGACCTGTAGGATTATAAACAGTTAAAATCCCTGTCATTGAAGTCGGACTAAAAGGACCACTTAATCTGATATACTGACTATCAGTGTCCACGCTCATTATCTTACCAAAGTTGGACTTATTACTTTTTAATTCATCATCTATAATGATTAAGTCTCCGGGTTGGCAAAGTAAAGCTTCCAAACCAGAAGAGAAAGCTACTCTTTGATTCTCTTTAATTGTTTTATATATTAAATGTTCACCAATTCTGAGAGCCATTGCTCTTGAGGTAACACCTGCTGCTTCTATAGTAGTTTTGAAAACACCACGATTTCTTATATCTTCAGCGTCTTCGATAACTTCTATTTTAGGAGCAAAGTTTTCAAATCTATCCTTATAAGCTACCTCAACAGTGTTAAACTGTTGATCTCTTCTAAAATTAGAATAGTTAAAAATTCCATCTTTAACATTAATGTTTGAAAATGTCGCGATAGGCTCTTTTATTCTTTGATCGATAAAAGAAATTTCAGAGTTCCTGAAAAATGTTTTACCTCTGAATAGATTTGATATTAACTGAATAGCGTCAAAAATTTTCTCTTTTGAATTAAATAATATATTACAAGAAAAACGAGGCTCTAAACCACCTCTACCATCTGAAACTCCTACAAAATTACCATTTTCATCTACAGCATCACAAAACCTTCCTATCTTGTAAAGTTCCCACTTATTAATTTCTGTTTCTGAGACTTGCTGACCCAAACCATACCTCGTACTTGTCAGTAGGTCAAAAAGAATCCAAGCTGGATTATCTGTCCAACCTTCTTTGAATGATCCATCCCAATCTCCAATATATAATTGTTTCTCAAGAGCATCTGATTCTTCAAGCTCTTTTTCTGTTTTATAGTATCTTTTATCTTTTGAGGTTAGAGCAGTAGATGTGGGGAAATAATTACTTGGTATTTTTATTCTTTTTAATCTAGCGTCGTAAGTCCTTTGTGGTATATTACTAAATGTTCTTGTGTCAACTTTAACCCCAAATACAGCAGAAAAAGGATACGTAAAATAAGACGGTATTATTTCTGTTACTTTAGAAAGCATAACATCTTTACTAATCAAAACAGAGAACGTTTCTGTAGATAACTTTGTGACTTTCACATATCTCTTTTGGAGACTACCATCTACAGCATCCGAAGCATTAGAATAAACAGGCGGCAAATCAAATGGGACATTTATATCTTCATCATGTTTTGGATCTCGACCTTGCGCCATAACATGTCTGTAGTTAGTTGGGCTATTCCCCTGATCTGGATTGCCTATATCCAAAAGGGTTACCGTTTCTACTAAAGAAACGATTCTGTATATTTTTGAAATATAAGGCTTCTCATTACCATCTCTTTCTAACAGTCCGACTTCGACTGCAATATTTACAATTGCTGGTATTTTATCCCCCGGTTTAAAAGCATCTGGACCACTTGCACTGGTGTTGAGTTCTTTTTCTAAAGAATCGTATAAACTATTAATTCTCAAAGTAATTGATGCTTGTGCAACATTTGGGTTGTGAACTATGTGAGTGACAGAAACAGCCTCTTCATCGTTAAAATTACTAACATTTTTTGCAGCCCAATCAGAAAAAGATGCTCTACCTTGTGCGCTTCGTCGGTAAGCGTCATTACTTCCTTCCGGGTATTTTTCACCCTCCGCCAACTCTGCCGCTTCCTCACCACCTCCTCTAAGACTAAGTCCAAGTCCATCGTCATTCATTAAACCTAAATTAGCAGTGTTTTGTCGAAAACTTAGTTTAGTGTCCCCGCTACTAAGTCTAACTCGTTGAACCTCACCAAAATTTCTATATGGCCCATATAGAACCCTGTTATAGTTTTGATCAATAGAGATTTTATTGAAAAAATTTAATGGGCCTTGAGATTCTTCACCCAGTTTTTGTTCAATAAGAACATTTGAATAATTGTATTTTAGATTACTTTCATATTTATGTGTTAAAGAAAGTGTTGTTATTCTTCCTAACGCTTCTCTAATAGCGAAAGGGAATTTGGAACCCCGGTAAATCGCCCCGTTAGCTGCTGTAAAAGAAGCGACATGTTGTAGTGACATTATAAAAATAGCCCCTATAACATCCCCAGTTAATTCGTTGTTTTCATTTATTACTGGGACTAATACATTAAGAAATCTCAAGCTAGCTTTATCAATAGCAACAACGCTTCCATTACTAGTGAATTCAAACTGTAAATTTTCTGTATTAGTTATTACTTTACCTGTGTGTCCATTTTGGTCCAAGATATCTCTGTCAGGATAATACATGAGTATATGACCATCAGAAATACCCGGAAATACTAACTTTTCAAGCTCCCCAGAAGGGACGTTTCGCCAGTCATGATCGCCTAACGCATTGGTTAATGTAGTTTCTATTAAATCGTAATATGTTTGATTCTTTATAGTTCCATCAACGTCTACCAAACTTTTTAATTCGTTTAACAAATCAATAAAAGGAGTCATTGCCCCTTCAGAAGTAATCGACTCTTCTTTTGCTCTCTCATTAAAGAAGAACTCTAAGTTCTCTATATTGCGACGGCTATTCAAAAATGTTCGTGAGCTAACATCACTCGCTCCCGTAAAATAAATTAAAGTTGATTTTGAAAAGGCTTTGTTGGTTCCCGTGCGTATTGTCGAAGGATTTCCAGCAACATATGTAGCCCCTTCTTGTTTTCGGCAATTAAGCTGAACGTAGCCATAGTTATGATCACTCCCCTCGATGTTAAACCAAGACTTAGTGTTTCCATTCTCTGGCCCTAACATTATACCATCCCCATAAGAATCTTTGTCAAGCACCTTATCTGTCGATCTCATATTTTCATAAGTCTTACCATCTAAAGTTCTCCAATCCTGAAATGAGTCATTTCTAAATCCATGAATCATTGGGATAGCATTACCTGCATTACCTAAAGGCCATGTACCACCCATATATCTTATGGTAAAGTGAGTCCAGCCATTACGTACGTTACCCTTAAATCGCTCGGCAAAGTCTAATTCTTCAATGTTTATGGTAAAAGAAGATGAAATTGGAGCGTTAGGATCAAAGTCTTTATTTGCCACTGAAACAGCAGTATCGTCTAAATACACACCTCTAGAAATTTGATTTCTAGATAACTTGTTCCCCTCTGGATCAACCAGACCTTCAATTGGCCCATCGGAAATTAAATCAATATTTTCAGCGACACTAAAAGAAGCTCCAAATTCAAAATCTCCAATTGAAGGAGGATTTAGAACTCCGGGTGTTACTTTAGGTTTTTTGCTGCCACCTCCTCGTGAGGATATTTTTTTAAGTAAATGCTTCATTATTCTTGAATAAAAGCTCGTCTTATGTCGGCAACGCCAACGGAGTCGTCGTAGGGGTTTTCGGTCATCAAATTAACAGTTGATATCGACTGCGGCACAGACTTAATAGTGCTTTGGATAATATTTGAACCTACCATTAACCTACCGTAACCAATGGGTAAAGGGTCACCTTGTGATGCTACGTTCGCCGCGCCTCCTTGAAATATTAAAGATTCGGCCCCTCCACTCACTGTAGATTCCCCGCCCTCAATAGTACCCGGGTCCATTAAAGCGTATTGTATAAGGGCTGATGCTATAGATACAACTAAAGAAGCCACAAACATCCCGACAGGTCCATAACCAGCAATTAAAGGCACAATATCTATTTCATTTGGGTTTTTAGTGGACAGAAACTCTTGTGCATCCATTCTTTTCCTATCAACTAAAATATCATAACTTAAACCAGATTTTTGGAGGTCAATCATTCTTTTTCTGAAGCCATCTCTATTTGCATCGATAGCTCGGACAACATCTCTGGGTCTGGACAGCTCCATTGAGAAGGATTCACCATACTCTTTTGCTAGAATTCCATGTATTTTAATTGTAGTCATACAGCCTCCTTTAACCTTTCTATTATACTTACATCTATTTCTGAATTTTGTGGTGTATGAATATGTATTTTTTTGCTTAATAAACTATAAATCAAGAAGGGGTCACAACAATTATCTGCGACCTTCAAATCAAACTCCGAAGGCTTCTCATCCCCATCAATATGGCTATGAAAAACAATTAAATTATCTACTTCGTCTTTAAACAGAAGGTAATTGATGGGGTTAATAAGGAAAAAATTAGCAGGGTCTTCTGAAATATTCTCTTGCTGCTCTACTAAAAATTCATTAGAATCTTTCTTTATACCTAAAAAACCGCAAACCTCCACATATTTATTAGATTCACAAATTTCGATTATTTTATTTATTGCTTGTTTTTCGTTCATTAAGAAGTCCCTCTCGATTCATAATTATAACCATCTGTTCCCGGGAATCCACCAAATGGTAAGGTAAATGATTTACTCTGATTTGGAGCATAAGTAGTGAATTCTGCTGGGGTATAAGTTAATTCTCTCTGTTCAAAATTGCTACCTCCATAACCAGTAAGATGTATCTCGCCTGTATGCTCATCTAAAAGACCAGTTACATCACTACTTTCGACCACATTACCATTAACGTCTAAAAATCCCGTTTCCATATCATACCAAGCAATAAGTCCATCGCCCGTCAATGAAGCTAGTTCCCCCGTACATTCAGCATAACTAACTGGCATCCCCATACCCTTATTGAAATTTGAAACTAGGAGTTTCTCTCCATTGTCATCCACGGTATTCTGCTGATCAGATATTAAATTAGTATCAACTAAGAAAACTCTTTCCTCATTGCTTAGTTTCCTCTTCCAAACGCAAACTTGTGCAATATCCCCCTGAAAAGAAGATACTTGTATATTAGTATCTGCTGGTTGGTCACCCGCAATTGATTCAGAATCACCAAACACACTGAAGAAATCAGCCCCTGCTGTCTCTTGAACCCCCTGATAATACTTGCCGCCATACCCCCAACCATGTGAATTTGCGGTCAAACTTGTAAGTCCACCAGCAGCATTTCTTACCATATTAAGTAAAGTTGTCAATCTTTTCTTACCAGCGGTATTAATACCTATAATTTGAGTATTAAAAGTTTCAGGAAAAAGAATGGTATTTGTGTTTCGGCGTTGGAACTCACTTTCGTCAAGAGTCTGCACTTCATTATTAACAGTCTCCCCCAAAACGCCTTCGTGGATAAACTGTAATCTATCATGACGATTAACTACCAACGGAACATTGTGCGGAGTGTGGTTCTCTTTGGTATAAGCCATATGAAAACCACCGGGAATCACTGTTTCATCAGTAAAATTATTCTCATCTCTCACTAATGTTGTGGTAGCGACAACAGTTTCATC